TGAATTCAATTATCTACGCCCTCTCACACCTTTATCTGTACTGTAAATGGACAGGCAGAACAGTCGTTAGTGCTAGAAAGAGCATTCGAATGTTGGTTCAAGGGGACGATAACCTGATGAGGCATGTAGAGCGTCGCCACTATAATTGGCGCCAGGGCATGGCTGAGTTGGGTTTCGACAGTGAAGCTGTCTATCGTAAGCACTTGGATGAGGCTGAGTTCTGCTCAAACCGCTTATATTTCACTACTGGGGGATGGGTTTTCGGTCCGAAACCGGGCAAGGTTCTTGCTAAGTTCGGTTACGTTATTAACCCACCTAAGCATGTGACGCGAGAGAGTGTCATGCGAGGTGTTGCATTGGGCTTACAGAAGTCCTGCAACTTTATCCCTCCTATCCGATCGGTGATTGACCGTGTGTTGGAGTTGACTGAAGGTCATCAGGCGTGGTATGAACGCCGTTTCCTGGAGCACACGATGAAGACGCGAGATTTTTATGAGCCTACTGTGGAGGTCCATCTCTCACTGAGCGACCAGTATGATTGGTGCTCAGGTAAGCAGGGAATGTTTGACCAGGCTCTATCTCGAATGAAATTGGGTGACACTTGGCAGTGTGGCCTGACTCAGTTGTTGTTTGACCGTGATACTTCCGGTCCACAGCAGATCTTCGGTTCGATTGCCGGTTAAGGCGGCTTTGCCGCCTGGTTCCAAGCCTAGTGCTGGTGAACGGATTTCTTTACGCGTTATGGCGGACAGGGCCTTTAAAGGGGTTCTGTTTTGTATGTGTGTGCACGACCACAGTTGCAAAACTGTGTGTAATGCAGCCTGCGGTAGTTAAAGACACTTGTTTGGAGCACTTGCGCTCCTGATCCTTAGAGCAATCATTAGTCGAAGGGTCCCTTTGTGTATACTATCTTGGCGAAGTGTAGGAAATGCTTATTCATGATTTAGGGGTGTAACCACCATAGTTACCTTGAATGTTAGCACACTTCGCGAGCCAGCCGGTCACAAGCCCGGAAGAATGCAGAGTGCACACTAGTCTAGAGGCTTCAGCGAGTTAGAAGCCTCCGTGGGAACAACACGTGATAAAATTGTTTCGAAAAGCTGGGAGAAACCTGAAACAGTACCTCTTATTGAACCACATTGATATGGACACCCATATGCCTATTGCCTCTGCGGAAACTAACTGATGGAACGCCACCTGAAGTTGGTTCGTAGCGCCGCATGCGAGAAGCTATTGAAGAGTGCTTGCCATTATATATGTGCTGGATCATAAGTCAGGGAAAAGTACGGTCCTCTTGTTCATGCCGCCCATGTCTTCTTTTCAA